GTTCGAGACCTCCGAACCGGGCCCGTGGATGGCGTGGAAGGAGCGCGCGCCGCACACCAGGTGCATCCGGTTCATCGAGACCTATTGCAGGGCACCGAAGGGATACGGCGCCGGCAAGCCGCTGCGCCTCGGCCGGTTCCAGAAGCGCTGGCTTCGCAAGGTCCTGGGGGACCCGGACATCATCGCGGCGATCGCATCGATGCCGCGCGGCCAGGGCAAGTCCACGCTCCTGGCCGGCGTCGCCGTGTGGGCCACCTTCGACAAGTGCTCCTCGGGCATCCCTGACGTGCCGATCGTGGCCACCACGGTCGGGCAGGCCATGAAGTCCATCTACAACGTGGCCGTGGCCATGGTGGAGGCCGAGCCGGAGCTGGTGAGCCGCGCGAAGCTGTACACGGCGATCAGTGACGCGAGGATCGAAGCCCTCGGCGGCGGCAAGTGCTACCCGATCGCCAACGACCCGGACACGCTCCAGGGCCTGGACCCCACCGTGGCCATCATGGACGAGATCGGGTTCCAGCCGCTGGTGTCGTACAACTCCCTGTTCCTGGCCTCGGGCAAGCGCGATTGGTCCAAGATCCTCGCCATCGGCACGCCCGGCTTCGACACGGACAACGCCCTCTGGTGGCTGCGCTCGAAGATCCAGGACGGCGCCCGTATGCGCGGCGTGGACTTCACCGAGTACGCCGCCGAGGAGAACTGCGACCACACCGACGAACGCCAGTGGCACAAGGCGAACCCGGCGTTGTCCGAGGGCTTCATGCGCATCCACGCCCTCCGCGCCGCGGTGGACTCGACGCTGGAGGCGCACTTCCGGATCTTCCGCCTCGGCCAGTGGGTGGACGGCGTGGACTCCTGGCTGGGCGAGGACGGCCGCGCCGTGTGGCGCGCGCTGGTGGACCCCTGGGCGCTCGCGCCCGGCGTGCCCACGTACGGCGGCCTGGACGTCGGTATCAAGCGGGACTCCACCGCGCTGGTCCTGGTCCAGAAGCGACCGGACGGCCGGCGACACGCGGCCTGCAAGATCTGGCTGCCCGACAACGAAACCCTCGACGTCACCGACATCATGCAGTACATCCGCGAGGTGGACGAGGCGTACGACCTCCGCGGCCTGGCCTACGACCCGCGGCTCTTCGAGCTCCCCGCCGGCCAGCTCGCCGAGGAGGGTATCCCGATGATCGAGATTCCCCAGTCCCTGGAGCGCATGACGCCGGCGTTCGGTGACCTGTACCAGGACATCAAGGACGGAAAGATCAGCGTGGACGACGACAAGACGTTCCAGCAGCAGATCCTCAACGGCATCCCGAAGTGGAACCAGTCCGGCTTCACGCTCAAGAAGATCGGGCAGAAACGCAAGATTGACGCGGCCTACGCGCTGGCCATGGCGCTGGACCGCGCCAAGCATCCGGTGAAGGAGCTGCCACCTCTCGCCGCGGTGTGACGTCGCTGGTGAGAGCTATGCTCACGAAATGAGACTGAGATGGCCGTGGCCGAGGGCCACACAGGACGCGGACCCGGTACTCTCCCGCGGCTCCCTGGTGTCCATCTCGGACCCCGCCGCGCTCGAGCTCTTCGGCGGCGTCCCCTCGGCGACGGGCGCCGTGGTGTCGGAGCGGACGGCGTTGAACCTGTCGGCGGTGTGGCGAGCGGTCGCGCTGATCGCCGGCACGATCGCCTCGCTACCGCTGCGCACGATCGAGACGGACGGCGCCGGCGAGCGGCGCCAAGTATCGTCGTGGCTCGACAACCCTTCGGGACCAGGCCTCCTGGTCCCGTTCGCGTGGAAAGAGCTGGTCCTGGTCCACCTGCTCCTCCACGGCAACGCGTACCTGTTGAAGCTCTTCAACGGCGCCGGCGCCCAGGTCGGCGCCTGGCCCGTCCACCCCACACAAGTGGGCATCCACTTCGACTGGATCCGCTCGCCCGTGGACGGGAAGGTCTTCACCGTCACCCTGGACGACGGCCAGACGATGCAGCTCACCTCGGCCGACATCACGCACGTCATGGCCATGAGCACGGACGGACGGATGGGCCTGTCCCCGATCGCCGTGGCCCGTGAATCCCTGGGCACCGCGATGTCCGGCGACTCCGCCGCGGCCCACATGTTCCGCAACGGCGCGCTCGCCTCGGCGATCGTCACCAGCGACGGCGAGGCCTTGACACTCGCCGAGGCGCAAACGGTCAAGTCCCAGCTCATGTCCCAGATGACCGGCGCCGGCAACGCCGGGAACATCGCGGTCATCAACCGCAAGCTCAAGGTCACGCCCTGGAGCCTGTCCGCGGCGGACGCCCAGTTCATGGAGTCCCGCCAATTCTCCATTGAGGAGATTGCCCGCTGGTTCGGTGTGGCGCCGCACCTGCTCATGCAGATGCAGAAGTCCACCTCCTTCGGGACCGGGATCACCGAGCAAAACCTGGCCCTCGGCCGGCACACGCTGATGCCGTGGACGGCGCGCCTGGAGGAGTACCTGACGCGCGAGCTGTCCGGCGCGCGCCGCGTCGCTGAGTTCGACTTCAACCCGCTGGAGCGCCCGAACCCCAAGGACGAAGTGGCCCTGTTGATTCAGCAGGTCAACGCCGGCCTCATCTCCGTCAACGAAGCGCGCACCATGCGAGGCCTCCCCGGCGTCGTCGGTGGCGACGTCCTGCGCAACCCCACGAACAAGGTGCCCGGACCGGTGACCACGGACGCGGTGGACCCCGAAGCGGTCGCCGTTGGAGCTGGTTCTGATGGCTGAGTTCTTCACCCCGATGGTTCGCGCCGAGGTCGCCGGCGACGGAAACACCCTCTTCGGCTACGCCGCCGTATACGGCGAGGTCGCCGAGACCACGAACGAAGGATGGGCCGAGGCGATCGCGCCCGGCGCCTTCGACGCGGTCCTGGCCGACCCCGCCACCGACGCGCGCGCCGTGTTCAACCACAACATGGGCCACGTCCTCGGGCGCCAGTCCGCCGGCACGCTGAAACTGCGCTCCGACAATGTCGGACTCCGCTACGACATCACGCTGCCGCGCACCTCCTTCGCCGAGGACCTAAAGGAGCTGGTCCGCCGAGGCGACGTCACCGGCTCCTCGTTCGCGTTCCAGGCCGGCGAGGTGCAGCGCGGGACCTCGCCCCAGGGCCGGACTATGGTCACGCACACCAAAATCAAACGGCTGATCGACATCTCCGTGGTGCCGCTCCCCGTGTACGCCGGCGCCTCGGTGTCGTTGCGTTCGCTCGACCCCAACGCCGCGGCGCTCGCCCGGCGCGAACAGATGATCAGGGCTCGCGCCCGAGTGAGAGGACTAGTCGCATGACGCTTGAAGAACTGCTCGCCGCACTCCAGGAGCTCCTGGAGGCTGCGAAGGCCGAGGGCCGCGAGCTCACCGAGGAGGAGGTGGAGCGCGCGGAAGACCTCGAGAAGAAGGTCGCGATCATTCAGCGCTCCCAGCTCGTCCAGGCGCGCGTGGCCGCGCTGCAGGCCACCGACACGACTCACCTCCGCGGCGTCGTCGCCGGCACCGCCCAGGGCGACGGCACCGGCGCCACGCTGTACGGCGCGGCCCGCACCGAGGCCTCCGCGCGCGACAAGGAGACGCTGGAACGCGCCTTCGACATCTACACCCGCACCGGCCACGTGGAACAGGAGCTCATCCACTTCCGCGCCCAGGGCACGACCACCGGCGGCGGCGGCGGGTACCTGGTGCCCGAGGAGTTCCGACAGAAGCTCGTGGACCGCGTCGTGACCTTCGGCGGCCTGGCCGAGGACGCGGAGAGCTTCACGACCTCCACGGGCGCGCCGGTGAGCTGGCCGACCCTGGACGACACCGCGAACGAAGGCGAGATTGTCGCCGAACACGCCGCGCCCGCCGGCGGCGCCGACCTCGTATTCGGCGAGAAGGAGCTGGGTTCCTGGACGTACCAGGCGCCCGGCGCCGGCGCGAACCCGCTGCGCGTCTCCGTGGAGCTCGCCCAGGACTCCGCGTTCAACATCCAGGACCTGGTCCAGCGCAAGCTCGGCCAGCGGCTCGCGCGCGCCCAGGCCGACGACTGGGTCAACGGCACCGGCACCGGCGAGCCCGAGGGCATCACGGCGTCCACCGGTCCCTCGCACACCTTCACCGGCGCGGCGATCACGTACGCCGCGCTGGTGGCCGCGAAGTACACGATCGATAAGGAGTACCGCAACGGCGCGAAGTGGTACTTCGCCGACTCCACCATGGCGGCGCTGGAATCCATGGTCGATACGACGGGCCGGCCGCTCCTGCAGCCGGCGGCACAGTCGGGCATCGCCGGCGACGGGGGTATGACGCTCCTGAACTTCCCCGTCGTGATCGATAACTCCTTTGAGGACTACACGGACGCGAGCTCCAACAACTGGGGCGCCTTCGGGAACATGCGCGAGGCCTACGTGATCCGCCGCGTGCGCGAGGTCCAGCTCATCGTCAACCCGTACAGCCGCGCGAACAACCGCGAGATCGAGTACACGGTCTGGGCCCGCGCGGACGGCGCCGTTCAGAACCCGTACGCCGTCTCCATCCTCAAGAACGACGCGGCCTAACAGCACAGAAGGGAGGCGGCCACGATGGCTTGGGCGCCGGATTACATCACGCTCGCCGAGGCGAAGGCGAACCTTCGCATCCCGCCGGCGGACACCGCGGACGACGCGGACCTGGCACTCCACATCACGGCCGCCTCCCGCAACATCGATCGGTTCGCCGATCGGCAGTTCGGCAAGGTGGACGCGGTTACCGATCGGTACTACACGGCGCGCTGGGACTGCGACCAGCGACGCTGGTACGTGGACGTGGACGACATCCACGACGCCGCCGGCCTGGCCGTCGCCTTCGACTCCGCCGAGGACGGCACGTACGCCCTGGAGGTCACCGGCGCCGTCCTGGAGCCGCGCAACGCGCCGGCGGACGGCAAGCCCTGGGAACGCCTACGGCTCACCTCGGATACGCGCCTGGGCACGATGATGGACGGCATCCGGGTTCGGTCCGCCGGCTTCGGCTGGGCCGCGGTCCCGAAGCCGGTCAAGGATGGCGTACACCTGCAGGTGAACCGGTTCTTCGTCCGCCGCAACTCGCCGTACGGCGTGGCCGGCTCGCCCGACCTCGGCAACGAAATCCGGCTCCTCAACAAGCTGGACCCTGACGTGGAGGTCATGGTCCGGCCGTTCCAGCGGTACTGGGCGGCGGTGTAGCCGTGGACCTCCTGGCCGTCATGACTGAATGCACCGAGGGCCGCCTGGCCGGCGTCGGCGGCATCCGCGCGTTCCCGACGCCGCCGGAGTCGGCGCCGGCGCCGTTCGCGTGCTGCGGCGCTCCCGAGACATCGAGCCTGCGCATCACGTCCAACGTGCTGGGCAACGGCTTGACCCGGATCACGCTGCCCATCATGGTGGCCGTCGCCGGCGTCTCGGACCGCAACGTCTGGGCCGACATGCTCAGGGTCGTCTCCACAACCGGGCCGGACTCGGTCATCAACGCCCTGGAGACGCCCGACGAGTACGACGCGTTCGACACGCTCGCGGTCAACGGCTGGGAAACGGCCACGGTGACCGTGGCAGACGTCCAGCTCCTGGCCGTCACGTTCAATGTAGACATCTGGGGAAGGTAGGCCCATGGCCGCGAAGCACGGCAAGACCACATCCACGGTCATCAACGCCATCAACATCTCGCCGCACACCCGCAACGTCGAGTGGAAGGGGACCGCGGACACGCACGACGTGACCGGCTACAAGGCCACCGACACCGACACCGCGAAGAACTACATTGCGGGCCTGACGGACGGCACGGTCACCCTCTCGGGCATGTACGACACGGACGCCACGACCGGGCCGGCGAAGGTCCTGGAGGACATCAAAGCGGCCGGCGTCGAAGTGGAGTTCGAGTACGCCGTGGAAGGCCTCGGCACCGGCAAGCCCATGAGAACCTGCCAGGTCCTGGTCCAGACGTACAACGAGACGTCGCCGGTCGCGGACATCGTGACGTGGACTTCGGACCTCCAGATCACGGGCCCCGTGGCCCGCACGACACAAGCATAGAAAAGGATCAATCTGCCATGAACTATCCCACGTACGACGAAGCCGCGGCCGCCGTCGCCGGCGGCCGCGAGCCGGCCGAGGAGACCACGACCGAGGCGCCGAGGTACGCCAGCCTCGAAGAGCTCATGACGCCGCGGGCCGGCGTCACCGAGGAGGAGGACTTCACGCTCCCGGCCTCGGGCAGCGTGGTCCGCATCCGCCCCATGACGCGCGCCGAGGTCCTGGTGATCAACAACAAGGACCTCGACCTGGCCGGCCGCGAACAGCGGTACATCTCCAAGGCCATGGTGGCGCCGCGGCTCACTGTGGAGATGGCCAAGCGCTGGCAGGAGACCGGGCACGCCGGCGACATTGGCGAGCTCGTGGACCGGATCGGGACCATCTCCGGCCTGACCAAGAGGGGAGAGAAGGCCGCGGCCCGCGAGTTTCCACTCGACGGAGAGTGACCTCTACTTCGAGCACTTCCTGGCCGAGAAGCTGGGGCGCACGGTGGAGGAGCTGCGGACCACGATCAGCAACGGCGAGTTCCAGCGCTGGGGCATCTGGTACGCGATCCAGGCCCAGCAGGTGGAGCTGGAACGCATGAAAGCCGAATCCAGGAGGTAGGCATGGCGGCACCGGTAGCGGTCCGTGTGGAGGGCCTGAGGGCCTTCACGCGGTCCCTCAAGGACGTGGACCGCGAGCTCCCGAAGGCGGTGCGGCTCGCGAACAACCGCATCGTCCAGGTGATCGTGGACGGCGTCCAGCCTGAGATACCGGTCCGCTCGGGCCGCGCTCGCGCCACGGTCAAGGCGAAGTCCACCCGCACGGCCGCGCGCATCTCCGCCGGCTCGAAGCGGGCCCCGTACTACGGGTGGCTGGACTTCGGCGGGAAGACCGGCATCGATGGCTCGGTGGTCCGGCCGTTCTTCAAGCAGGGCCGCTACATCTACCCGACCTATTCGGCGAACCAGGAGCGCGTTGTGGAGGTCATGGTGGAGGAGTACGCCGCGATCGCTCGCGAGGCGGGCCTGGAGGTGACCGCGTAATGGCCGGCCCGACAGTCACACTGACGTTCGCCGGCGACGCGAAGCCGGCCACGACGGCACTGGACCAGGTTGGCGACGCCGCCGAGGACATGGACTCGCGCGTCTCCGACTCCACGGCCGGCCTGGACTCCGCCGGCGAGGGCTTCGATGATGCCGAGGGCAAAGCCCAGGGCTTCAACGACACGCTTTCCGGCGTCACCGACACCATGGGCGGCGTCGGGCAGATGGCCTCGGGCGACATGCTGGGCGGCATCATGACCCTCGGCGGCGGCCTGGCCGACCTCGCCGGCGGCATATCCGCGTTCGTGATCCCCGTGTTCGGCAAGATCATTGCCGCGACCTGGGCCTGGACCGCGGCGCTCCTCGCGAACCCGATTACGTGGATCGTGCTGGGCATTATCGCCCTGATTGCCGTAATCGTCCTACTGATCGTGTACTGGGACGAGATCGCCGCGGCCACGGGCAAGGCCTTCGACTGGATGAAGGACAAAGCGGCCGCCGGCTTCGACTGGATCAAGGAGAAAGCGCTGGCCCTGGTGGGCTGGTTCAAGGGCCTGCCAGGGCGGATCCGCTCGGCGGCGTCGGGCATGTGGGACGGCATCAAGGACAGTTTCCGATCGGCCGTGAACTGGCTTATCGACAAGTGGAACGGCTTCCAGCTCACCCTCGGCGGCGGATCGGTCATGGGCTACGACATCCCTTCCGTCACCCTGAACACGCCCAACGTCCCTCGCTTCCACACCGGTACCTCCTCGGTCCCCGGCGCGCCCGGATCGGAGATGCTGGCCATCCTCCAGGCCGGCGAGCGGGTCACCCCCGCCGGCGCCGCACACGAAGCCGACCGGCGCGGCGGCGGCACGATCACCTTCGCCGGCCCCGAGGCGATCCTGGCCATGCTGCGCCAGATGATCGTCTCCAAGGGCGGCGTTGACGTCGTGTTCCGGCGGTCATGATGGTCCGACCGCTCCCCCAGGTGGAAGTCCGCTACGCCGGCGCCTGGCACACCGTCACACAGGACGTCTACTCCGCCGAGGAGCTGACCACCTCGAAGGGCCGCAAGGACTGGGCCGCCGTGGCGGACCCCTCGGAGATGGCGATCCCGTTCATCCAGCACGAATCCAAGTACGCCACCGCGGCCGGCGGCGGCCGCATGATCGGCCGGTACTCGCCGCGCAACCCCATGTCCGACCTGTACGGGCTGATCGGTCGGAACACGCCCGTCCGGCTTCGCCTCGGCACGGCGCGGCCGCGCCTTCGCAACCCTGGATCCGCGCTGGCCGCGGCGTCCACGCCGGACGTGGCGGCGCTGCGGCTCACCGGGGACCAGCGTGTGGAGATTCTCCTCAAGCCGCGCACGTGGCGCCCGATCGGCGGCGCCGGCCTCGGGCGCCGCTACTTGGTTGGATCGAACCAGCGCGCCTGGGCGGTGTGGCTCAACGAAAGCGGGACCATCTCCTGGCGTCCGTCGCCGGACGGCTCGACGTTCACCACCAGGACCTCCTCCGCGTCCGTACCCGACGACGGCGCCGAGCGGTGGATCGCCATCTGGCACGACGTCAACAACGGCGCCAGCGGGAACACGGTGGGCTTCGAGACCAGCCCGGACGGCGTCACCTGGACCGCGCTGGGCACCAACCAAGTCCTGTCCGGCACGTTCGCCTTCCACCCCGCCCAGGCGCCTCTGGAGCTCGGACGCGTCTGGGACCCCGTAGCCTCGGGCATCTCCATCACGCCGCTGGACGGCGAGATAGGCGCCTTCCGCTACCGGTCGGGCATCCTCTCGAGCTCCACCATCGTCTCCTCGGTGGACTTCCGCCTGGCCGACACCGACATGCGCACCGTCACCGACGCCCAGGGCCGCATCTGGACCCTCACGAACGCGGCCTACATCTCGGACTCCTCCATCCGCTTCGCCGGCGAGGCGGCGGCCTGGCCCCAGGAATGGACCGCGGCCGCGGCGGGCCCGCGCGTCTCCGTGGCCACGATCGCCGGCGCGCTCCGCCGCGCCCAGAAGACCGTCTCCCCGCTCCAGTCCTCCCTCCGCCGCGACTTCGGTTCACGCACCAACGTGGTCCGGTACTACCCGCTGGAGGAGCGCACCGGCGCCGTCCGCTTCGGCGCCGGCATCGCCGGCGACACGTCGTTCCTGACGGCCACCGTTCCCGCCGAGGTCAAGGCCGGCGCCAACGGGGACATGTTCGTCGCCTCGGATCCGCTCCCCACCTTCGGCGCGAGCGATCTCGCCGGCAACTTCCCGGCCTACACCCCGGACGTCTCCCAGCGGCTCGTGTTCCTGGTGGGCGTCCCGCCCGCTGGCATGGCCACGGACCGACACCTCATGCGCGTGTACACCTCGGGTACCGCGTCGCGCTGGGAGGTCATCTACGCCGCCGGCGGCGGCCTCAAGTTCCGATGCTTCGATGACGAAGGCGTGGCCATCTTCGACCACGGGCCGACCGCTTCGAGCCTGGACGGCGTCCCGCACATGCTGTCGCTATGGCTGGAACAGCAGGGCGCGAACCTGTTCTTCCAGCTCGCGCGCTGGCCGGTCGGCGGCGGCGCCGCGTTCGTGCCCGACGAAGGGACGCTCCCGACCCGCACGTACGGGCGCATCGTGCGCGTGCAGCTCGGCACCACGGCCGGCCTGGAGGGCACCGTCATGGGCCACGTCGCGCTCCTGAACGGTGACGTCCACTCCATCTGGAGCTCGGTCGGATCCTCCCTGATCGGCTGGGCCGGCGAGACCGGAACGGACCGGCTCCTCCGCCTCGGCACCGACGAAGGGTTCCCCGTCCGCCTGCAGGGCGCCGGCGACACTCCCCAGATGGGTCCCCAGCGATCGCGCACGTTCGTGGAGCTCGCACGCGAAGTGCCCGCAACGGACCTCGGCATGTTCGGCGACGCCGGCGACGACGCCGGCTCCATCACGTACCGGCCGGCCCGCTCGATCATGGGCCGCGCTCCAGTCCTGACCGTCCCGTATGCGCTCCTGGTCCCGCCACCGCTCCCCGTGGACGATGACCAGGGCACCGTCAACCGCGTCACCGTCAAGTCCGCGAACGGCATTGAGTTCACCGCCGAGGACACCACCTCGAGCATGTCCACGCTTCCCCCGCCGGCCGGCGTCGGACTCTACGACCAGTCCGTGGACATCAACGCGCACACCGCCGAAGGCGCCGAGGGCAACGCCTGGTGGCGCCTGGCCCTCGGGACCGTGGAAGGCTCGCGCTGGCCGGACCTGGAGTTCGTCCTGGACAAGCCGGAGCTCGCGGCCTATGTGGACGCGATTCTGGCCGTGAAGCTCGGCGACATCATCCGCATCACCGACCTCCCCGCCGGCGTCCCGCCCGGTCCCGTGGACCTCCTGGTGGACGCGATCGGCGACAAGATCACGCGCGCGCTCCACAAGGTCATCTTCACGTGCGCGCCGGCCTATCCCTGGGGCTCCACGAACACCTGGGCCGCGGCCACGGGCAACCCGGCCGGCGTCGCGCGCTGGGAAGGCACCGGAACGAAGCGGACCGCGGCCACGATCGGCTCGACACAAACCGGCATCACCTTCATCTACGGCACCATGCCCTGGACCACGGACCCCGCTGACTTCCCGTTCAACATCATGGTGGGCGGGGAGCTCATGACCGTTACGGCCATCGGCGCGCCCAGCGGCGCGAACCAGCTCTTCACCGTGGTCCGCTCGGTGAACGGCGTCGTCAAGTCCCACCCCGGCGGCGTCCCCGTACAGCTCGCCGAACCCTTCGTCTGGTCCCTGTAGGAGGTCCACATGGCCATCGTCCCCGGATCGCCGGCGCGAGCCGCCGACATCGCCGCCATCTGGCAGGTGGGAACCGAGCTGGTGTCGTTCACCTCGGCTGTGTCGCACCTGAGAACGATCAACTTCCCCGTGGCGTTCGCCTCGGCGCCGATCATGCCGGCGCCGGTCATCTCCTCGGGCGCCGGCGCCACCGCGCGCTGGGGCGCTCGCGTGGACACGATCACGTCCACCTCGTTCCGACTGTTCCTGTTCACAGGGGACCGCGACACTCCGACCGCGCAAACCTGGTCCAACATCCCCGTCATGTGGACCGCAATCTTGGACGTCTAAGCGTCGTACGCTGCGGGTACTGTCGGAACATGAGCACACAAGCCTATAAGGACTGGGTGGCCCGAGGCCGGCCGTGGAAGAAAGCGCGACCCGTCGCCGACCTCGAGAAGTGGGCCCGCGCCAACGGCGTCCCCGTCCTCGGCACCATCGGCAACAACGCGCACCTCACCAGCAACCGTCCCCAGGACCACACCCCGTTCTCCACCACCGAGTGGCCCGACCCCATCCGCGGGGACTGGATCACGGCCATTGACCTGGAGGACGTTGCCGGCCTGGAGGACGCGATCCTGGCCGGCGCCCGAGCGGGCAACATGCCCTGGCTCAAGTACGTGAACCTCCACGGCCGCAACTACCACTGCCGCGACGGCTTCGAGAAGTCCACCGACTCCTCCGACGACGGCCACATCCACATGTCCATCCGCTCCGATCACCTGGAGACGGCGCTGGCGGACGACTGGATCAACCACAAGCCGGGCAAGCCCTCGCGCCCGCCGGCCGAGGACGAGAAGCCGGCGCCCGGACCGGACCTCGCGTTCCCGCTGCCCGGCACCCACTGGTTCGGCACCGACGACGGCACTGACCGCTCACACTCGGGCCTCCACGGGCGTAAGACCGGCGGGAAGCTGGACTCCACCCACATCAAGGCCTGGGCCTCCCAGCTCAACAAGCGAGGGTGGAGCGTCGGGAAGGGCCGCACCTGGCTGTCCAACCACGGGAACGATGGCAAGTGGGGCGAGGAGTACGACGCCCTGTGCGAGGCCTTCCAGCGGGACCAGGGCCTGGCCGCTGACCGGAAGAACGGGCCGCGAACCTGGAACGCGGCCTTCGACAACCCGGTCACATAGACGAGCGGGCCGGCGAGGACTCCAGCGCGCGGAGGCCGGCCCGCTTGACCAAATCCCACCTACCAGGGAAGGGGTTCCCCATGCCCGACCTTGCCACCGGCTCCATCCGAACCGTGACCACTCTCGTGATCGGCGCGTTCCTCACCGCCGGCGTGGACTGGCTACGCCGCGAAACCGGCGTAGAGCTCCCGTCTGACCCGCTCACCATCAACGCCATCTCCGCCGCCGTCTACGCCTTCGTGACCGCCCTCTGGTACGTCACCTTCGCCTCCCTGGAACGGCGCTGGCCACCGTTCGGTGTGTTCCTGGGGTGGCCGAAGGCGCCGCACTACGACGTGGAGGGGGAGGTGACCAGACGCGTGGACGAGGAGTTGCACGTGGTCCAGGCGGACGCGGAGGTCCCCGAACAGGGGACGAAATCGCAGGCCAGCGGGCCGCCGTCGCGCAACGAATTGGCGTAGGCTCGCTTAAGGAGTTCGTTCACAGGCCTCCAGGGCTCGCACGAAGGAGGGCCCACTGTTCCGGGGGAACGGTGGGCCCTTTCGTGTGCCTCGGGAGGCTGGCCGACTCCGGCTCTGCCGGGCCGGAGTCGGTGTCACCAGCGTAAACCTGCCTGTCGGACAATCTCTCACCGAAGATGAGGAGGAGATGTCCGTTTCATCCATCGGATGCTGGGTTCGTTGGGAGCTAAAGCCCCCTCTGATCACAGAGCGTGCATGTGCACGTGCAATCAGAGAGGGACTTCGGTTCATCGTCTACTTGGGACGCAGTACAGCCGAAAGCCGGCGCGCTCACTACAGCGCGCCCAGGGCGGGGTGTGCGTGACCTCTACATGTCCGGCCCCCTGTGCCAGCGCCGCGGACCGCGGATGGCGTCGGGAGCTCCACCGAACACGCCTACCTCTGCGGTAGGGCGCCTGGGCCTGCCTTGCATCCCCGGCGAGGGGACAACGGCGCTCGGATCATCGCTCCTTGAGCTCGCTTGTCGGGAGTAACCCCTGGGGCGCGCGAACCAGTCACCCTGTGTTTTCGACCTCGCTAGTCGGGCGTATCGACGCGCCATCGCCGCACTGTGCGGGTACAGTGAGCCCTTGAAGTTATCCCGTTGGAGACCGGGGAGATTTCGCCCGGCGCCGAGGTTCCTACACCTCGACGCCAGACCAGTTGCAGCGCTAGTACACGCGGACCCTACCGCCCCGATAGGGGCGGTGTCCGCGACTCGACACCGTTGTTCGCCGAGAGCGAACACGCCGGCCGGATCGATGGCCACCGCGGAAGTCGGCAATCGCGAAGATCGCGATCCCGACCAGCGCTCCGAGGCTCACCATGCAGATGGACGCCGCGAGCGCGAGCGCGAGAAGGAGCCCCATTAGAACGGCTCGCCGAAGGACTGGACGATGAGCATCGTTCGGCACGGCGAGGCCACCGGCCGGCCCTTCGCATCGCGGCACATCACACAACACTCCTGGTAGTACTCAGTCACCAGGCCGGCGTTGTTGCCGTCGTCGCGAGTGGTGCGGACGCATTGCTCCACGGCGCGGTGTTCCTGGGCGATCGCGTTCAGGATCGCCTCGGCGCGCTCCAGGTCCGCCGCGAGCGCGGCCGCGTCGCCGATCGCTTCATCGGCGACATCGGCCAGGCCGGCCTGATCGAATTCGTTCATGACGTTGTACTCCTCGGTAGGGGTTGCCACGCGCGCCTCGGCGAGCGCGGCACCAACGGCGCGATCCAGGTAGGGACCGCCCCACACGGGCGCCTCGGGCGACACGCCCGAGGTTGCATTCTGGGAAGTGGACTTCTCGCAAGCATCCGCGGGCCTCGCGTGCCGGTCGAATTCGGCACAGACGCCCGTGGCCACGACCATCATCGCCTCGGCGCGCCCGGTCCCCAGGAGGAGCGCGGCGCCGTCCAGCGCGGCACCGAGGGCGGCGCCGGCGATGTCCTCGGTCATCTGGGCGAGACGGGCCTGGCGATCCTCGCCGGCCTGGGCCCAGGTGGATTCGGTGGCGGCCACGGCAGCCTCGGCGGCCTTCGATGCGGCCTTGAGCACGAAGCCGATGATGAACGACTCCCGTTCCAGCCCATGCTTACGGGCGACGCGGGACGTGGAAAGGTCCAGCTCGCGGCACTGGAGTGAGGCGGCGTTCGCTTCGTTCAGCGCGCCCAGGTCGGGGTCATTCAGGAGCGCGGCCGCGGCGTTGATGGCGTGTCGGGCCGCGGTAGTGACCGCTCCACCCTTCATGGCCCAGGAGACCGGCTCGCCGAGCTCCACCGTGTCCACCAGGCGCCGCGCCGCGGCGATCGCGAGACGTGCGTTGAGGTCCGCGAGCCGCGCCGGCGTCCAGTCGGCCACGGCCGAGGAGGAGCCCGAGATGAGGGTCCCGAGGGTGTAGAGCTTCCGCTGGCAGCGGTCGCAGATGTCGGGGTCCGTGTGGTCGCACATCGTGTCGTTCAGCGTGCGGCCCACGTAGGCCAGCAACGCGATGATCTGGGAGAACAGGCCGACGATGTTGTAGGCGAAGGCCTTGGGGTCATGGGCGCCGCGGGTGAGCCGCGGTCGCGAGGCAGATTCGTTCATGTCGGCCACGGTATCACGGTTCCTGGAAACCGTCGATACCTGGCATCTGGTAATGTCGCTGGTATGAAACCAATGGTCAGCGACTATGAAAGAACCGCACTTGCCACGGAAGGAGCGCGCCAGGCGAAGTATCGACGGTGGGCTAACGAGATGAGGACTCACGGATGGGTAGCCGTTGAGCCTACCGAGGACAAGGTGAAAGAGCTAGCCCTGCAATTCGCCGAAGAACGACTCAAAGCAGCCCGAGAGGGGTTAGCCGTTGCACCATTCTGACAAGCGACCCGTGGCGGCCCGCGCGTCGAATTGCGAGCGCTGCGGCAAGACGTACCGGCCCGAGACGTCTGCCTGGGACCTGTGCCTGGAGTGCCTGGACCGCGAGCTCTCCAACATGACCCCGAAGGAGCTGGGGGACGTGCCCGGCGCCGTCCTCAACCTCTTCAACCTGAAACCGGAGTACTTCCGTGACTGATCAACTCGCAGAATCCGCGTCCGATCCCTTCGACCCCACCGAGACCTCGGAGGCGGCGTTCCTGTCCCAGCACATGATCCACATCGAGAGCTTCCCCGAGGAGCGCTTCGCGTGCATCTGCAACTTCGGGGAGGAGCCGCCGGCGACTATCGAAGAGGTGACCGCGCACCTGTTCAACGCTTCCCGCTCGACCATGTACCGCGAATCCGCCGCGATCCTCCAGGCGGAGCGCGCCACGGCCGGCGAGGACTACGGAGACGGACTCCACTACGGATTCGGGCTCATGCTGGCCCGCGCGGACGCCGCCGAGGTCGCCAGCGCCGTCGTGTCCGTGGACATCGTCCTGTGAGCGCGCCGAGGTCGGAGTCCATCGCGATCGGGTGCTCCTGCGGCAATGGGACGTGCGAGGACTGCGCCCGAGAGATGCGGGCCGCGATCCTGGCCGTTCGCCAGCTCCACCGACCCGTGAAGCCACACCCGCGCGGTGTGGAGGTCTGCAACGCCTGTAGCGGCCTGGGCGTCCTCACCGGCAAGTCCGCCGGCGTGGCGTACCCGTGCGCGACCATCCGCACCCTGGAGGCCAAGGGCGCATAGTTGAACCATGCGCCGACCGCCTAAGCCGTGCCTGACGCCGGGCTGTACCCGCTACGCGCTGGGTACGGCCCGGCGTCCTCGCTGCGGCACTTGCCAGCGCGCATACGACCACCAGCGCAATATGCGCCCTGAGAGGGCCGCCTACCGGGACCCCGTGTACAGGTCCATCCCGATCATCGGGCAGTGCCAACACCCGGACTGCAAGGACCCTGCAGAGACCCGCGATCATGCCCGACCCCTATCGAAGGGAGGGACGAATGACCCTGCCAACATTCGTCTCCTGTGCCGCTTTCACAACTCGCAGAAGCATGATAGCTTCGAGTGATTCCGCTGGTCACGACGCGGAAAAGTTCGGAAGATACGCTCTCAGGTACCCGCCGTCCCCTTTCTTTTCACTTCTAATACAAACCCTCGGCGAGCGTCCCTAGTGGCCGGTCGGACCAAGGGAGCGCCGGTCGGCAACCGCAACGCCGGCAAGAGGTTCGAGACCTCCGAACCGGGCCCGTGGATGGCGTGGAAGGAGCGCGCGCCGCACACCAGGTGCATCCGGTTCATCGAGACCTATTGCAGGGCACCGAAGGGATACGGCGCCGGCAAGCCGCT